AATCCTGCCATATGCCAAGTCGAGGTCGCTGTCAATGAGGTCGATGTCTTCCAGAGCGTTCTTTGCCTGTGTCAAGAAGGCACGGATCACTGTTGTCTGTGTTAGCTTGGCGCGATACACTTCACCGCCACCGTGACACTTGGTACAGTAATACACCTTGCTGACAAGATCACCGCCCCGGATAGGGTCCGGCACTGCCTCCTCGCCCTCGACTTTGCCGTAGCCACCGCATTGCCAGCAGTGGCACCACTCGACGTGGTTCTCAATCGTCCGCATCGCTCGGCACCTCTTCCTCAAACACAAAGTCACGATACCACATCCTGTTGCCCTCGTCGTCAACCGGCGGTGTAAACTTGAGCGTGTAGTGCAGCAGATGTTGCAGCCGCTCCAGCTTTGCCAAGTCGGATACCCAAAGATCGTTGCACTCCTGTATCGTAGAAATGATATTGCGGAGTTCGTTGTTTGCCCGGAGAAAGTCCCGGCGTTGATTGTCAGTCAGTGTGATTTCCATGTGCCAATCTCCTCTGTGTTGGCGTTGCAATACATTACCCATACAGATAACGATCAACCCTGTCAAACAAAAAAGAACAGGGCCAGTATCTCTACCAGCCCTGCTCAAGTTTTCGAACAACACACTATTCTAAAGGAGGCACCGTACGGAGCCGGGAAAGGACTACCTGACTTCGTACGGTGTACACAGTCTTAGCACCACCCGCTGATACTTGTCAAGCCACTTTTTGCATTCGGCTTCACTTCGTCCGACAAAGAGTGCAACCCATCGTGCGTAGTCCACGCAAGCCTTTGACTTGACAAAATCTTTGCGTGTCTCTCCAATCCGCACGGATGACACTGGGGCGACAACCTCGTGCCTACCATCCTTTGACAAAACGTAGGGCATCAAGTCGTTGCCCTTGCGATCTTTGAATACCTTAATCTTCCTTGCTGACATTACCTTCGTACTCCTCATCCTCTAATGCTTCGATGTACACGTCGATTGCTTCGCGGATCAGGTCAGCTACAGCAACCTGTTCCAGACCCGCCTCAGTCATTCGTGATGAATGGGCTGACAAAATATCATACTGTCTTGTCGGCATCAACAGGTTGTACGTCTTCGTGTCTTCACGAATCTTGGGTGGTCTTGGCATCCCTGATTTCCTTCTTCGCGCGTTTATCCTGTTCACCCTTTCGTTTATCCTGTACAATTCTCTTTCTGTACAGACTATCCCGTAGGGTTTTGGCTATCGGATTAATTTTATCTATCTTCTTCCTCATGGGGGTCTCCCTAAAGGGGGGGTATATAGATAGTGGCTGACAAAATTCTGCTTGTCAAGCGATATCGATATGGGTTATGGTGACAAAAATCACGAAAAGGACAAGCGATGACAAAATCACCGCCGTGGCTGACAGGGTACGTTGAGTCACTTGACATACAACCACTGACAAGTTACCGAGCAGACTGTCCTGTCTGCGCTAAGTCAAACACGTTTAGCGTAACGGACGATGGTATGCAACGCCTCTGGTACTGCTTTCATGCTGACTGCAACGTGCGTGGGCGTACCGGTATCAAGCTGACAAAAGAGTTCGCCAGTCAAGCGTTGACAAAAGATAAGCTGACAAAATCTGTACCGGCACCGGCTGTGAGTGTTGGCTTTGAGGAGCCGTCCACGTTCGTCAGTCTGTCACGCAACACGGATGCAGAACTGTATGTGAGAAAGGTCAATGCCTATGACTCTTATCTGTCTGGTCGTGCTGACATTCGGTACGACTTCAAGCGGCACCGTGTCGTGTACATGGTGCGAGATGGACGAAAGACAGTTGATGCAGTCGGACGAGCCTTGCGTGATACTAAGCCTAAGTGGTATCGATACGGTAAGTCCCAAGTGCCATTCGTCTGCGGAACCTCTGACATTGCGTTTGTGGTAGAAGATTGCGCGAGTGCATGTTCTGTAAGCAATAAAGTTACAGGCATGGCTCTGCTGGGTACGAACCTGCTCAACGAACACGCTAATAGGCTATCGAAATACAGCAGGGTGTACGTTGCACTGGACAAGGATGCGACTGACAAAGCACTTGACATTGTTCGTCGTTTGCATTTTCTTGTGCCAACTAGTTTGGCTGTACTGCCTACCGACTTGAAGAACATGATGGACGACGAAAGGGACGAATTCATTGACGAACGTATCGCTTGACACAAAGATACTTGGCTTCTGTTTGGATGCAGAGTTTTTCTCTCAGGTAAAGAACACGCTGGACCGTGAAATGTTCACGCGAGAGATGCGCGATATCTTTGACACCCTGATCTACAGCCACACAAAGTATGGCAACACGATGACATCATCGGAGTTGGCTGCGCTGTTCGATGATCGCAACCCTGCCATGCCCGACAGTGCGCGTGAGAAGGTACACGACATCATCGTCACGCTTGAGGCTGGCAACCCCGACAACACGGACATGCACATCGACATGGTGCGTAACTTTTGGTTGCGTGACCGTGCGCGTCAGATCGGTGAGAAGGCCATTGAAATCTTCACAGGCGAAAGCGAAGAGTTCGGGGAGTTGCAACGCCTGATCGATGCCGTCGATGACGGACGCATGTCTGACAAAACTACATACACAGAAGTGGACACCGACTTGGAAGAACTGCTCGACGAAGTAACCGGCGATCCTGACTTTCCGTTTGAATTCAGTCTGTTGCAGGAAGAAGTTCCCGGCTTGGATCGGGGTAATCTTGGCATTCTGTTTGCTCGACCGGAAGTTGGTAAGACAACTTTCTGCTGCTTCCTTGCTGCGTCATACATCCGGCAGGGACTTAAGGTTGTGTACTGGGCCAACGAGGAGCCAGCAGATCGCATCAAGCTGCGGATTATTCAGTCATACTTTGAGTTGACCCAGCAGGAGATGCGTGAGAGTCGTGCAACCCTCGCGGCTAAGTATCGTGACGAGATCGCACCCTACCTCACAGTCATGGACTCGGTGGGTACGTCTGTCGAAGAGGCTGACGAGTATGCCAAGCTGAACAAGCCTGACATCATGTTCATGGATCAGCTAGACAAGTTCCGCATCAAGGGCGAGTTCAACCGTGGTGACGAGCGTCTCAAGGAGACCTACGTCTACGCACGAGAGATTGCCAAGCGCAACAAGCTGCTGGTCTGGGCAGTCAGTCAGGCAAACTTTGACGCACACGACCGTCAATTTATTGACTACTCCATGCTGGACAACTCGCGTACTGGTAAGGCTGGCGAGGCCGACATCATCATCGGCATCGGCAAGACTGGATCAAGTGAGGTAGAGAACACGGTTCGTCATGTTTGTGTGTCGAAGAATAAGCTGAATGGTTGGCACGGCATGATTAATGCACAGATCGACGTAGAGAAGGGGGTGTATTACTGATGAGTAGCGAATATCGATATGTTCGTACAAACTCCAAGGGCAAGCGTATTTATCGACGCGACACAAAAGAGAGCCTAGCTTTTGTTCAAGAGTTCCTAAAAGAGAGGGGCATACCGTGGGAAGAGCGTTTAGGTGCCCACCTTCTGTACCTGTATAACTCCGAGGGTGATATGTACACCTACTACTGGACTACAGGCAGGTGGTGTAAAGGTCCAGCAATATCCCACAAGCACTACAGCAGCATGGGCATAGAAGACTTTGTAAGCAGATTCTTCAACAACCCAAAGGAAGAGACGGATGAACGTACTGACGTTTGACGTGGAGACAACCCACACGGAGAAGCGTGGCGGCGGCTACTCGCCCCTGCCATACTTTGGCAACCGGCTGGTCTCTATCGGCTACAAGTGGCTAGTCAGCGGTGTGGACTACGACTGCTACTATCACTCAACCGAGCCACCTAGCCCAAATGCGTTCGACAATTTCCAACGCGCACTGAACTACGCCGACGTACTTGTCGGCCACAACATCAAGTTCGACTTGACTTGGATACGTGAGTGCGGCTTTACATACGAGGGACATATCTATGACACGATGGTTGCGGAATATATTCTGGCCCGAGCGAGGCGTTGGCCTCTTGGACTTGCTGCTCTTGCAGAAAAGTATGACGTTACCCGCAAGGAGAAAGACCTTGTGGAGCCGTATCTCAAGGACGGCAAGACGTTCTACGATATACCGTGGGAGATAATTGAGGAGTACGGTCGTGCGGACGTACTAGCCACAGAAGAGATCGCACTGAAACAACTAGACGCCTATGGCGTAACCTTTGAGGAGATGTTCAATGAGCCTCGTACCGACACTGAAACTGTCACTGGAGATGACCAACACGCTCTCGCAGATTGAGCGTAACGGACTCCGGATCAACCTCGACACGCTTGCAGACATTCGCAAGCAGTACGAGGAAGAGATGCAAGAGTTAGAGACTCGACTCATGCAACTCGCACGAGATGCGATGGGTGACACGCCCATCAACCTGTCCAGCCCCGACGACCGCAGCGTGTTGCTTTACTCACGTAAAGTCCACGACAAGAAGGAGTGGGCGCGTACGTTCAACCTCGGTCACGAGATGCGTGGATCAACCATGAAACCCAAGCAGCGGGTACGCATGTCAGAGAAGGAATTCCGTGGCACCGTACGCCGCATGACGGATGTCGTATACAAGACAAAAGGTCAGCAATGCCCCAAATGCTCCGGAGAGGGCCGTACACGCGCCTTACGCAAAGATGGCACCCCGGGTAAGGCAGTACGTGTATGTAAGCCCTGCGGCGGCTCTGGCGTCCTTTACGTGCCTACTGGGCAAGTGGCGGGATTCAAGCTGGTGCCACGCAACACGTGGGACACTGCTGCCGCTGGCTTCCGCGCAGACAAGGTTACACTGGAAGAAAGACTAGACGAACTACAGGGAGACGCACGTGAATTTGTTTCGGCATACACGCGATACAACGCCCTCAAGACGTACATCAACACTTTTGTTGAAGGCATGGAAAACAACGTGGATGACCACGGCTTCATCCATCCAGAATTCATGCAGTGTGTTACGGCGACGGGTCGCCTTTCGAGCCGCAATCCTAACTTTCAGAATATGCCACGTGGAAATACCTTCGCTATACGGAAGGTGGTCGAGAGCCGCTTCGAGGGTGGCCTCATCATGGAGGGGGATTACTCGCAGCTAGAGTTTCGTGTAGCTGGCTTTCTTGCAAAAGACGGTCAGGTCTACGCCGACGTGAAGGCTGGCACAGATGTACACAGCTACACAGCCAGCGTCATTGGCTGCACACGGCAACAGGCTAAGGCCCACACATTCAAGCCGCTGTACGGTGGCACCACTGGCACAGAGGATCAGAAGCGGTACTACCGTGCCTTCAAGGAAAAGTACGAGGGCGTGACCGAGTGGCATGACAAGTTGCAACGCGATGCGGTACGCTACAAGAAAGTTACCCTACCATCGGGCCGGGAGTACATGTTCCCCGGATGCAAGTGGACAGAGTGGGGTACAGCAACTAACCGCACCGCCATCTGTAACTATCCGGTCCAAGGCTTTGCTACGGCTGACCTGTTGCCTCTGGCTCTGGTGTCGCTGCAGCGGGTCATTGACTCTGCCGGAATCCAGAGCGTGATTTGCAACACGGTTCACGACTCCATCGTGATGGACGTGCATCCGGACGAAAAAAATATTTGCATAGACATGATGAAACATGCCATGCTCTCGTTACCCTTTGAAACCATTCGCAGATACGGCATTGCTTACAACATGCCAGTTGGCATCGAAATAAAAATCGGAAAAAACTGGCTTGACTTGGAAGAAGTTGATCTGTAATATCGTTCTACAACCCCAAACAAAAGAGGTGAAAATATGCTTGGGACAGACGTAATGGCACTCGACGATGTGGATAAACTCGTACAGGCATTTGAGGATGGAGATGATCAGGCTCTGATGGAGGCAACCGGTCAGTCAACCGGTGGCAACCGTCAGGTTGGACTTCCCCGACTCAACATCAACTACGATGCAGAGAACGACGAAGGTGTGTCGTTGAAGCGTGGCGCATGGAAGATGTATATGGACGGCAAGTTCATCTACGCCGATACCGTGATGCTGCAAGTCCTGCTGCGTACCTACGAGTACAGCGTGTGGGATCAGGAGACCAACTCCTTTGCAATGAAGTCAGTCCAGAAGACTGTACTGTCGGGAGAGTTTCCTGACAACACTGGCGGCAACAAGTGTGGCCGTCTGACCCGCGATCAAGAAGACAGCATGGCGAAGGACGATCCCCGCTACCTGCATTCTCGTTCCGTGGTCTGTAATCAAGTCGTGTATGGCAAGGTCAGTGGCGAGTTCGCAGACGCAGACGGTAATCCCGTAGTGGTTGAGGATCAGCCTGTGATCGCGTACTTCAAGCGTTCAGGCTTCAAGCCTGTTGCTGACTTCATCGACAGTCTGTCTCGCCAGAAGAAGGTGATGCAGAAGGTTGTTGCACGACTGGACACCAACAAGAATAAGAAGGGCAGCGTTACGTTCTGGACGCCGCTGATGACTTATTCGTCTGAGGTGGCGATTACGGATACCGACAAGGAACTGATGAGGATGTTTGGGGAAACCGTGAAGGCTCACAATGAGACCATCGCCAACCAGTATCGCGAGTCAGTCAAGTTGCAAACCAACGATGACGAATCCGATCTTGCTTCGGATTTCGTCGATGTTGACGCAGCTTAAAGTCCAAGACTTCTTACAAAACGCAGTCCGGGGGGAGGTCAATGTCTCCCCGGACAGCATCGCACAATTCACACAAGACTGTAACGAGGCCATCACCAAGCAGATGACGCGAGGTGAAGAGGGCTATCGTATTCGTATGTCTGGACTCGGACGGCCTCTCTGTCAGCAACTGCTGGAGCGAGAGGGTCACAGGGAAGCAATGGAGTACAACTCTATGTTCCGCTTCCTGTTCGGTGATCTGAGCGAGGCTGTGCTGATGTTGGCACTACGCGAGGCGGGTGTCGAGATCGTGGACTTCCAACGAAAAGTTGAACTAGAGATTGCAGGGCACACGATCAAGGGTACACTTGACGTAATCCTGCGTGACGAGTTTGGCGAGGAGAAGGTCTGGGATATCAAGTCAGCAAGCGAGTGGGCATTCAAGTACAAGTACACTGGTACTGGCGGCTACGAGGCCATCAAGCGGGACGATCCCTTTGGCTATGCTATGCAGGGCTTCCTGTACGCAGAGGCTACAGGGCTACCCTTCGGCGGCTGGATCGTGGTCAACAAGTCGAGCGGCGAGATAGCTATCGTTGAGGTGCCGGACTGGTCGCAGGACGACAAGGCTGACTACCTCAAGGACGCAGCGCGTCGTGTCAAAATACTGACAGACCCTACCAAAAAGCCGACAGTAGACTTCAAGGACGAATTCGAAACCTTTCGCAAGGATGGTGAGGATGTCCGCACAGGCAACAAAATACTTGCAAAACAATGCGGTATGTGTGGCCACAAGAGTCATTGCTGGCCCAACGCTGTCTACCACGACAAGGTAACATCCCGCGCAAAGAGTAAGCCAAAGGTCTGGTACAGTCGCCTCAAGAAAAAGGAACTGTAAGACGATGCCTTACATCTTTGTACGCGACTACGACATCGACCTGATGGAGATGAACAAAGACATCCGTCACGTCTTTGTCGAATCTGTTTTGCAAGCCGGTGGGGAACGCAAGGTGGCATACCTTCGCCAGAACGAGCGAGGGTTGCCCCTTACGTTGCGTGAGAACTTCTCGCCTGACATGGGCTTCCTGTCTGCGGACACGGAGACACGTGACATCAGGCAGGTAGAACTTGAGTTGCAAAACATTAGCCGACTGTCCTACAACGGAGCAAATGTTTGTGTGCCGATATCGCCACTATTAAGAGAACTAGACAGTATACAAAGACTATCCCCAAAACTGGGCGGGTATCTGAAAAAAAGAATGGACTCAATAGGGATGACACTATGAAAAGCAAGGGCGGATACAGGTCACACTTCGAGTTGAACATAGCTAGGTCTTTGCGTCAGAAGGGCATAACCTTTGAGTACGAAAAGCGTAAGGTAACTTTCGTGCCAAAGCCACGGACCTACACACCGGACTTCTACTTCCCTAGCACAGACGTGTACGTCGAAGCCAAGGGCAAGTTTGACAAGAACGACCGTGTGAAGATGCTGTTAGTCAAGGAACAGAATCCTGACCTCGACATTCGCATTCTCTTCCAGAACGCACGGAACAAGATTTACAAGGGGTCAAAGACCACGTATGGTGCTTGGGCTGACCGTCACGGTTTCGAGTGGTCAGAGGGCAGCATACCAGAGGAGTGGTACAAGAATGGACGAAAGTGATATTACGATGTCGTTGGAACGCGCCAGTCTGTTGAAAGACAGATGGTACCTCATCTTTAAGCAGGGAGACGACGATGATCATGTGGCCATGACAGCCTATGATACCACAGAAGAAGATGAGGATGACGAGTACATCCCCGCTGGTACTGTAATCCTGTCAGGTCTGGTCGAGTTGATGGAGAACGACTTTGACCGAGTCATGCAAGCGGGTCTGGCTCGACTTGCCTTCGAGGCAACGAAAGAGGCCATGATTGAAGAGACAGGCAGCGGCGTTGATGTCCAACACGATCCTGATACAAACATCGTCAAGATTAACTTCGGTAAAAATCAATGATCAAAGAAAACTGGAACCTAAACAACTACCAGATGCAAGCCAAGAAGTTTGCTATCTACCCAGAACACATGAAGGTCGTGTATCCTGCACTCGGACTCGCGGGTGAAGCTGGTGAGGTTGCTGACAAGGTAAAGAAGATTTACCGTGACGACAGAACTGATGCACGGTTTCTTGCGGAGATTGCCAAAGAGATTGGCGATGTGATGTGGTACTGTGCTGCTCTCGCAAACGACTTGGGGTTCGACCTGCAGCAAGTTGCCGAGATGAACATTTACAAGTTGAAGTCTCGTAAGGTTGCCGGTACGATTGGTGGCAGTGGGGATGATCGATGAGACACGAGGCGTACATGAAGATGAAGGCAACGGAAGCAGACGAAGATAAGCTGCTGAACGAGTTTTATGCGGATCGATCTGACATGGTCAATTCGCCACCGCACTACAATCAAGCAGGTATTGAGTGCATCGATGCTATCGAAGCCGCAACGAGTGACGGCTACGAGTATTACCTGCAAGGCAACATAATCAAGTACCTGTGGCGGTATCGCTACAAGAATGGTGTCGAGGACTTGAAAAAGGCACAGTGGTACTTGGACAAACTAATTGAGGAGATAGATCGTGGATAATATGCTACCCACCCCCTACCAACAATTTATTCACAAGTCTCGCTATGCGCGTTGGCTTGATGACGAACAGCGTCGTGAGAACTGGAGTGAGACTGTAGAACGCTATTTACAGTTCATGGTCGATCACGTCAAAAAGAAGCACGACTTTGACATAGAATACCTGTGTCCCGGCGATGTAGGAAAGTTACGTCAGGCCATTCTTGGTCAGGACATCATGCCATCAATGAGGGCAATGATGACTGCGGGACCGGCCCTCGCTCGTGACAACATCTGTGGCTATAACTGCAGCTACATCCCTGTAGACAGCCCTCGTTCGTTTGATGAGTGCATGTACATCCTGATGTGTGGCACAGGTGTGGGCTTCTCTGTCGAGCGTGAGAACGTGGACAAGCTGCCTGTCGTCAGTGACGCCATGCACGACACAGATACTGTAATTAAGGTCGGTGACTCTAAGCCGGGGTGGGCCAAGTCGTTGCGTGAGTTGATTGCGTTGCTGTACGCAGGACAGATTCCGACGTGGGACTTGTCAGACGTACGCGCATCTGGTGAGCGTCTCAAGACTATGGGGGGTCGTGCGTCCGGTCCGGGGCCGCTCAACGATCTGTTCGTCTTCACTGTCGAACTGTTCCGCAAGGCACAGGGTCGTCGCCTCTTCCCGATTGAGTGTCACGACTTGATGTGCAAGATCGGTGAGATCGTTGTCGTTGGCGGCGTTCGTCGCTCTGCCCTGATCTCTCTGTCAAACTTGAACGACGATCAGATGGCACACGCCAAGTCTGGTGCGTGGTGGGAGAACGAGGGACAACGCGCTCTTGCCAACAACTCTGTTGCGTACAAGGGTAAGCCGGAGATGGGCACCTTCATGCGTGAGTGGCTTGCCCTCTACGACTCTAAGTCGGGTGAGCGTGGCATCTTTAACCGCGAGGCTGCAGACGTACAGGTAGGTCGCAATGATCGTCGTGAGCAGGGGCACATGTGGGGCACCAACCCGTGTTCTGAGATCATCCTGCGTCCCTATCAGTTTTGCAACCTGTCAGAGGTGGTTGTTCGTGAACACGACACGCTGGAAGACTTGAAAGAAAAAGTCCATCTTGCGACGATCCTCGGCACGTTGCAGTCCACACTTACTGACTTCAAGTATCTGAGGAAGATATGGCGAACCAACACAGAAGAAGAACGCCTCTTGGGCGTATCCTTGACTGGTATCATGGATCATCCGATCTTGTCAAAGAACGTCGATTCCCGTCGCTGGCTCGAAGAAATGAAACTCGTCGCCGTAGACACGAACTGGGACTTGGCGGTAAACGGACTTGGTATTCCTCAGTCGGCTGCTATCACCTGTGTAAAACCGTCGGGTACTGTGTCGCAACTGGTGGACGCTGCAAGCGGCATTCACGCTAGGCACAACGACTACTACATTCGTACCGTTCGCGGCGACAACAAAGACCCGCTGACGCAGTTCCTCAAGGAACAGGGTGTGTACAGCGAACCTGACGTGATGAAGCCAGACTCGACTACGGTGTTCTCGTTTGCGATGGAGTCGCCGGAGGGTGCAGTCACTCGCAACGAGATGACAGCTATCGAACAGCTAGAGTTGTGGAAAACCTATGCGTTGCATTGGTGTGAACACAAGCCGTCGGTAACTATCTCTGTCAAGGAACACGAGTGGATGGAAGTGGGCGCGTGGGTGTATGAGAACTTTGATGTTGCATCCGGTGT